GTTCTTTCAGGGGTAACCGAAATATAGTTAAGCTCCGATAATCGTTTTAAATATTTTGAAATAACGCTCTCTTTTTCTTGCATTGCGCTAGCGAGCATCCCTATGGTTTTGTTAATTTCCCCCTCATTATCTGCAATAGAAAAAATATAAAGGAGCAGCTTAAACTCCCCACCTTTAAAATTGTTATCTAAAACCCATTTAGCAGGGATAGCAAAAAACATATCTTTTATTTTTGTATCGCTCATCTAAACCCCCTCCAAATTTCAAAAAATGCGTCAAGTATTATGATCGCACAAAGAGCCATCATAAAATACAAGGGATTATTCATTACGCTATCCTTTCAGTGGGTTTTAATATCGATGTGCTGCACCCACTTATTGCGTCTTTTTTTGATCCAACCTCTACTAGGTAGCCTCGCTCTACTAATTCATTGACACGTCCGCAAACGCTATTTATCGCTACGTTGTACCAGCGTGCTATTTCTTGCCTTGTTGCACCCTCTTTGTGCTGGCAAAACATTTCATATACGGCTCTACGTTTGCCGTTTAGCTCAGGCTTTAGTTTGTTATATGCCTTTAGGCTGTTATTCGCTACCATTTTTATTTTTCTCCTGCTTTTCTGCCTCTAAAATGTATGCATTTAGCTTGTCACCCCAAGCATAAAAGGGATGTCCCAACTCTTGCAAAGCTGCGTATCTTACATCTCCATTAGGTTTTTTGTTGTTTGATCCACACGCATATGTATTGCAAGTCCCAGCCGACTTGTAAAATTTACCAAGCCATTTTCTAATCTTTTTTCTATATTCTGTCTGTTTCATAACCTTATATTACTATCTGTTATATAAAATATAACTTAAGGTTATTTGATTTTTAATGATTTTAGTTATAAAATATTACGCAAAGTTATATCTTTCGAAGGGGTAGAAAATGAAAGAATTTAAAGATAAATTGTCAGATTTACTAAAAGAAAAAGGTATAAACACTATACAATTTGCCGATATTTTAGGCATTTCACAGCCTTTAGTTAGCCAGTGGTTAGCTGGGGAAAAGAGGACAAAAAAACATTTATTGCCACTGGCTAAATTTTCAGGCTATCCGATCGCTTATTGGTTAGACGATACCATAGAAAAACCGACAGAAGCCCATAAATATACAGATAATATCTCTTCTAACAGTACCAAAACTGTATATATCCCTTTTTATAAAGACGGGGTAGTTTCTGCAGGTCGTGGCGCCGAAAACGACGATTTTGGCGAACCTGAATTGCTGCCTTTTAACCCAAACGATTTAAAAATTATGTTTAATGTTAGCCCGCACGCAAAACTAGGCATTGTTCCTTGTTTCGGTAACTCAATGGAGCCGACTATTAAAGAAAGTGACTTGGTTGTTTTTTGTGATGACATAAATCAAATAGAGGGCGCTATTTATGTTTGCAAATATGAAAATGAAATATTTATAAAAAGAATAAAAAAACGTCCTACATTGGCGTTAATAAGTGACAATAAGGACTACGAGCCAATAATTATCGAGGAAGAGTTAAATGTCGAAATTTTAGGGCGTGTTGTTGGTTGCTATGCCATAAACTCTAAACGAATTTAAAAGTCCATTGCGAAGTATATAAAGGGTTAACGTTTGAGGATTATGGGATAAAGTAAGGGTGTTTTGGTAGCCACAAAGGGGCATAAAATGACAGAAAAAGAATTTAAAAACAAATATAACGAGTTGGTTAAAAATGGCTATTTTTTTATAAATCATAGAGCTACAGCCAACTCTCTTGATTTTAACAGCCTTTGTGCCAAATTTAATCTACCCATAATCAAAGTTACAAAAATTGGGAAATTTTATCATAACGAATATTGTGATATGTATATGTTTTATTCTGAGGATAGGCTTAGCTATTATGATGCAGAAAAAATTATGGATGAAAAATTTGGTTAACGGCGCAAAAACGAAATTACAGGGGTGAGGGAGTAAAAGAATAAAACAACAAATGATATTAACATAAAAATAAAGTTTTATAAGGGGCTAGTATTCGACGATCAGGGCATAAGATAGCCCTCGCGTAGTCGGTAGCTACTCCATAAATTCAAAGAGATTTTAGGGAAGAGGACAAAATGGTAGATCAAGGTAATCAGCTAGTAGAAAAGAGTATAGAGGCGTTTCTATTAGCGCTAGAGATTTATAACAAACCGACGATAAAATACCGCGTCGAGGGCTTTAGCTTTTTTATCTGCAATGCTTGGGAATTAATGTTAAAATCCCTCCTTTTAAAGAGGGGCGAGAGTATTTATTACAAAGATACGAATAGGAGTATTTCGCTAAACGATGCTATCAGCAGGGTTTATACAGATAAAAATACTGGGAAAAGGAAAAATTTAGAACAGATTATACAGCTAAGAAATACCAGCACGCATTTTATAAACGAGGACTATGAAGCAAAATACGTTCCGCTATTTCAAGCTTGCGTGCTAAATTACGTCAATGAAATAAGTAAATTCCATAGTGTAAATATAACCGATTATTTGGCGGATAACTTTTTGGTTTTGTCTTTTAACTACAAGCCGCTTAGCAATGAGGAGATCAAGCTAAAATATTCGCCTGAAGTCGCCCAAAAACTGATAGAGCAAGCAAACAGTATAGAAGTGCTTAGCAATGAAATAAAATCGGACGGGTTTGTTATGCGCCTAGAACAAAAATTATACATAACAAAGCATCAAAAAGAGGCTGATTTTTCGGTCAGTATAGACAAAAATTCAAGTTCCAAAATAGTTATCGCCAAAGAGCTTAAAGACCCGTACAATACGCACAAATATTCGTATGATAACGTTATAGAGGCGGNAAAAAAATAGTGCTAGACTATCAAAAAGGATTTAATAAATTCGTCTTAAATTTAGTGATAAATTTTTATAACGTCAAGGAAAATAAAAAATTCGCATACAAACACGTGATAGGAAGACAAGAACACTATACCTATTCCGAGCAATTTGTGGAATTTATTATGGATGAGATAGTTAAGCGCCCCAGTAGCTTCGTAAAGAATCTAAAACAAAATAGATAACCCCAGGGGCATGCGGAATACTAAGCCAAGGCCTACCTTGTTACCAAGACCGCAGCGCTAATCCATCACGAGTTATCTTGATAGAATTATACTATAAAATTTCTAAAACGATTTTGAAGTTTTACCATCTTAAATTAAATTAAATTAAAAGAATTGAAAAGAAATGAAAAGCATTTTATTGCTAGCAATGCTGTATGCGTCTCTCTTTGCCTTTAACGGTAAAGTAGTCTCTATTCACGACGGCGACACGATCACGATACTTCAAGGCAAACAACAAATTAAGGTTAGATTGTTCGGTATCGACGCACCAGAACTAAAGCAGCCATACGGCAAAAAGTCGAAGCAGTTTTTGGCAAATTTGATAGCTGGCGAGGTCGTAGAAGTCGAGGAAAACGGCAAGGACAGGTATAAACGCACGCTAGGCATTATCCACTATAAAGGGCAAGACATAAACGCTCAAATGGTGCTAAATGGCTACGCTTGGGCTTATGTCAAATACTCGAGAATATATATAAATCAAGAGAAAACAGCACGTGAAAATAAGCGAGGGCTTTGGCAGAGTAGTAATCCTACTCCGCCGTGGGTGTGGAGAAAACTCTAATAAGATAGAGCCTTGTATTTAGAACATCCGTCTTGGCTGCCATAATCGCAAGCAAGCCCAAAATATTCTTTTGCTTTTAAAATGTCAAACCTAACACCAAGCCCTTCTTTGTATGCTATGCCAGCCACAAAACAAGATGTATCATCTTTATATTTTTTACATAAAAGTTCACTGATTTTTGTAGCTGTCAAATAATCCTCTTCTTTTATGAGTAGGGGTTGTTTTAAAAGGCACAAACAAGCGTCATTTATTTTATCGTCTGGAATAAAAGGTTGCGTTTTGCTTGCGTCGTATTTATCAGGGCAGGCGCCAAACGTTGATAATTTTAATATGACTTTATTAAGATCAGTTTGTGCCAAAAATTGATTTTCTGTGAGATAACCCCCTTTGTGCAATGCTTCTAGTATTTTTTGTGCGTCTTGAGTAGCTATGTTTATTTTATAATTCACAAAATTCTCATCAGCTTTTTTTAGTGAAGTATTATTCTCGGCCATATATAACCTAATAATATTATTTATGACATTGAGGATATTTGCTTTTTTAGCTACCTCTTTCTCTTGATCTAAAAAGTTTTTATAAATATAAACGCAAGCAGAAAGAGTTGGCTTTGAGTCATTATTGCACTCGGTTATCGCTATATTCCACAACTCGTCGCTAGTGGCGTTTTTATGAGCTTCTTTAAAAATTTTTTCTTGATTTTTTTCATACCCTTGTAGTTTGTGATAATAGTCTTCACAAACCTTACTATAAGAAAAAGCAACACCAAAACACAAAACCAACAAAACTCTAAATACTCGCATTACAACTCCTTATATTTTAACAATTATATAACAATTAATTTAAAAAGTATATAACTTTAAGTAATATTTTAAATAACTTTAAGTTATCTTTTATATAACCTTTGGTAATATTCTCTCATCGAAACAAAAAGTAGATAGGCTTCAAGCGTAAGCTGACAGAGTGAGCCTCCTGCGAGTTTGCAGGTTTAATCACGTTTCAATCTGAAGCGTCAGTGATAGGGCGAAAATCTATCACTCAGCACCAGCCCTGATTTAGGATAGTTTTTCACAGGGTTATTAATAAAACGAAAAACACTACTTTTTCTAATAAAAGCCTTGCTTGCTTGGAGTAGGCGAAAGTCTGCTAACACTTTTTATATAAAAATTTTTCCTTTAAAAGTTGCTTTTGCAAGCTAAATTAATTTTTAACATCTTCAGACGGCGGTGGCGAGCAAGGTTTCTATTAGAAAAAGGAGCTAGAGATGAGAAAGATAATTAAGTTTTTTAGGGTGCTTTTCAGCAATGGCGGCGAGATAAAGAATATTGCCTATCTAAATATCAAAAGGGGTTAAAAATGAGTTTAAACTACGACCTAATGCGTGCCGAAAGCGACATAAAAAATATAAATTTAAATCAAGAGTTTGACCCACTACTAAGCGACATTGAAGCTGTATATAACAGCTATCGCTACACCTTTAAAAACGCCCTTGGTGAAGATAGTGGCGAAATA